ACTACCGCCCGCACATCGCCTCAGCTCTGCCATTGCCGGCCGGGTTGGGGTCTCGCCCATTCGCTCAGACCTATACAGACCCAAACCCATAGACCATCCAATTAGTTGGATTCAGTATCCAAATGCTTGGATGTGCCTCAGCCGGGATACCCCGGATACAGCTCGCACACCGCATGCCATGGTCACGTGTCCTATCGTGTCATACCGGATTCGGGGCCTGCCTCGGTGGATTCGGGGGCAGGCATATGCCATGCCAACCCTGATGACTGCGCAATCCTGCCCTGATTATTACTGTAACCTGTAGAGGACACACGACTTAGCGCGTCAGGCCATGCATCATTGTGCATTGGCATGGGTATGCGTGCGCCTGTTCTGGCCCGGATTCGGGGTGGGTCACTGGCCCTGGCATGGGTGTTGCTGCTGAGAGGAGGGGCTCGACCACTACTCTCACATGAGAGTGTTCGCTATCAAGATGAGAGCTATCATGGCCGCGATATCCGAGTTCGGATGCTGGCCGGCGTTGGGGGTGAAACGATTCCTGCCCGGGAAATGTGCGTTTTTCCCAAGAAATTTCGCTCTCACTTTTACTCTCACCGGACCCAGTGAGAGTAGGGGTGAGAGTAGCTGATATTTGCGTATTTGTTAGGGAATACTATCAAAACATGGTCAAACGACCACTTACTCTCATCACTGTAGGGGCCGGAGGCCCTACAGGTGAGAGTAGAGAGTGACCCTGAAATGATTGTGAGAGCTAGAAGTCGAGGTAGGAGATAGCCCGTTCAAGAAGGTCGATATCATCTCGGAATATTCCGAGCCCCAGGTTGCAGGATGTGCAAAGAAGGCCCCGAAGACGCTTAGTTTTGTGGCAGTGGTCGGCGGCCAAGGCCCTGCCTCTCGGCGGCCGGCGACACAACGCGCATTTTCCGTTCTGAACCGTGAGCAATAGCCGGTATTGCGCGGGAGTGCATCCGGTTTTCTTCTTTCGGCTGTAGGCAACGTTCTGCGTGGATTTGCTCATTGTTTCAACGACCGTTTCCCAACGATTGCCCCTGGTTTCTTGGGATTCTGCTGGTCCGGCGACTTGGTGACGAGTAGGGTCCCTGAAACGATTTCTACGTCGAGATGGTCACCTTCATTCCAGCCTAACTGCTTCAGCAGAGCCTCAGGTATCGGGACCCAGTCGTCTGTGATACGGCACTTCCAGACCCGGGGCGTTTTCCCCTCGTCGCGGCGCTCCTCGGGGGTCATTATCGCTGCCTCGCGTCGAAATTCTTGTTCTGCGGCCGGTTCGGGTCAGAGATGCCCATTTCCCGGTAGTAGACGGCGCCCCGGTGGACCCGGACAAGGTTGAAAGCCGTAGGGACTTCTTCTGAGTTGACCTTTATGCCGACGATAGCCGGATACGGGGCCGGTGCAGTTCCGAGAATCTGGTGAATACCGGCCATGCGCCCGGTCAGGTGCTCAAACAGCATGACGAGGCTGCGGCCTACGGGCGGGAGGACAGGCTTTACATATCTGCGTGGTCTCATTCTATGGGTCTTGACTGCAAGCCCCGTGCCGTGCCATGATGCTTTTAGAGGACGGGTTGCTGCTGTTCGCAACAGGGTCGAAATGGGAGTCGCACTCTCCGCCCGCCTCACCAGTTCATACGAGCATAGCCGACCCTACGCCAGCGGGGTCCTAGTCAAGGCTGCCGTGCCCAGTAACGAGCGCTCGTGAGCGGCTGAGATAGTCGGCAGTTGGCATGATTTTAGTTCCGGGGTCGGTAGCTCAGCAGGCCAGAGCGGCTGCCTTGTAAGCAGCGGGTCGCTGGTTCGAACCCCGCCGACGCAGCCATTCTCGTTGACCCCGGACGTTACCATGTGGGAACCCAAACCGTCGAAACCCGAAATCCCGCCGCCGGACCCACAGAAGCCGTATATGCTGAACGAAATGGACAAGCGGTTTCTCCGGACTATTCGGATTGAACAGGACCAGCCGCCGGCACCAACACCTTCACCTGATGAGGACGATTGCGCATGAGCATGGATGACGACCCGATATATGAAGAGCCCGATTTTCAGTCAACAATTGATAGGTCACGACCTATTAACAAGGTCAAAGTAGACCGTCCTGAACCAATTCGTGAGCGCGCTATCTTCATTGAGTTAGTGTTGGTCAGCGGCCAGCGGTGCGAAATCATCATTCATCCGGAGCGAGACGAGACTTACGACGACACGCATCCGGATTACTGGCTGTTTGAGTATCCGAAGGCGAAGGCCGTGCAGCGCGTGTGGAAAGCACAGATTGCCAGCGACACGATTCGCGATTCGTTCGTTGAGACGCCGGCTGTGATGCCGGAGCGAAAGGCGCGCGATGGCCGACGACAGCAATAACAAACTCGTGAGTGTGCCGGACCTCTCAGATGAGAAGCCGGTTGACCGTGCCGAGCGAGAGCTGGCGATTATTGAGCAGGTTGGCGAGCGCATCGAGTATGACGCGGAGTTAGCGGCGCCCGAAGACGTCGAGCCCGATGCCAGGAAATGCCGCGCACACACTAGCGGCACATACGGTCCGAAGCGGCCGTGCCGAAATTGGGCTATCAAGGGCGGCACCGTGTGTCCGTATCACGGAGGCAAGGCGCCCCAGGTCAAGGCGGCGGCACAGCGCCGGCTGCAGGCGATGCTCGACCCCGCGCTCACGGAGTTGAACACACTCATCCACCAGAACGCGCATCTACCTTCGAAGCTCGGCGCCATATCCATGGTTGCGAACCGAACCCTGGGCAAGGTCGGCGAGAACAAGGATAAAGGCCAGAAGGGCTCCATTATCAACATCGGGTTTGGTATCGGCGCGATGCCTGCGCAGGGATTCTCCGTGAAGCTGGAGAAGCCAAAGGACGATGACGATATCTCAGATGGGGAAGTGATTGACGACACCGACGACTTCGAAAACGACTAACGAAGCGGAGCCCATACCGCGTTGTTGCTGGTGCAACGCCCCTGTCGTTCTCAAGAACAAAATCGGCTGGTGTTCTGGGAACAAGGAGTGCCGTGAGCGCCAGAAGGCATGCGGAGTCAAGCGCACTGTCAACGGCAAGGTGAAGTGGCTGTTCGTGCCGACGCCAAGCCAGACCGTGGCGATGGAAGCCACGGAGACGAATCTCTTCATCTACAGCAACCGAGGCAGCGGTAAGTCGCACGTCATGCGGTGGATGTGTCATGCACTCGCCCTGGCGATTCCCGGCTACAAATACGCCATACTCCGAACATCATTCCCTGAGCTGACGCTGAACCATCTCATTTTCTTGAAAGATGAAATGGACAGCATGGGCGGGGAAGCGGAAGGCTACTACTACCACAAGACGGAGCACATCTGCTACTACGCCAACGGGAGTATGGGCTTCTTCCGACAGGCGGAGACCGATGAGCAAGTGAAGAACGTGCTCGGTGTGGAAATGTATCTGTGCGTGTTTGATGAAGCACCCACGTTTAAGTGGGAGCACATGGCGATGATTGCGGCGTCGGTGCGAGTCCCGGCCGGCAGCGGGCTCAAGCCGCTCAAGCGTTACCTCGGCAACCCTATTGGAGAATGCATTGATGAACTCTGGATGTATTTCGTCGACAAGGACGTCGACCTACTTAAGGACCCTGAATACCGTCAAGAGGATTGGCGCGCGATTAAGCTCCGCCTTGAGGACAACGTCCATCTTGATATTGTTGCTTACCGCAAGTCTCTGGCTGGCGCTGGTCTGCCGGAGCACATCCGGAAGGCGTGGCTGGACGGCGAGCGAGCTGACGAGAAGGCGATGTTCGCGTTCTTCCCGAAGAAGGATGGGAAGCCGTATCACGTCGTAGCGGAGTTCCCCCGGTGGGGCGAGAGCAACCGGCAGATTATTTCACATGACGAAGAGGGCTGGCACATCCCGGACTGGGTCAAGATTTACCGCAGCTATGACCATGGATTCGCCCCGGACCCTGCGGTATGCGTCTGGTTCGCCATCGTCGGGCGCATGATTATCGCGTTCAAGGAAAAGACGTGGCTGCGGGTTATCGTTGAAGACATCGCGAAAGATATCGTCAAGGAATCTAAGGGCATGCGCGTGGCGATGACCTACTGTGACCCGACCATCGATATCAACACGGGAGCTGATATCGAGACGATACGGGACAAGTTCGAGAACGGCGGCGTGCCCATGGAGCCCAGTGTGAACTCGCGTGAACACTACGCGGCGGCTATCCACTCCGCACTGCAGTCCGAGATTGAATGGGGCTCCGGCGAGACCATGGTCATGAGACCGCGCATCGTGTTTCTGCAAGGCAGTGGCATAGGCGTCCCCCTGACGATTAAGTATCTGCCGTTGATGCGGTATGACGATAAGAACCCCATGGAGATGGCAGACCACAGGCATGACCACTTGCCAATCGCCTGCGCTTACTTCCTCATGAGCGTCATCCCGACAACAAAGAATGCGGTAGTCGGTCCGCCGAAGAAATGGATGCAGCCTAAGAAAGGCGAGCGCAAAGTTCTGGGAAGCAACAACGTAAGACGACGCTACGCAAAGTAACATCCGATGGGAGGCGGTATCCTCCTTCCCTTGTGCAGGGTTATTGCACCGTAGAGAACACACGACATGAGTATTGAAGACGCGATTACCGGCGCCATGGCTGAAGCCCGCGACGAGGGGATTCTTGAGGATGCGCCCACAGGGGATTTCGGGGACGGCGTGGAAGTTCAGCCGGCAACGGAGGAAGATGGCGCGGCGGAAGTCATTGAGCCCGCAACGAAAACTGACGGCGATACTGCGGAAGCTGATGCGGAAGCCGCAGCGAAAGTTGTTGCTGACAAGGCGGAGGCTGATGCTGCACTGGCGCTGGCCGAGAAGAACAAGGGCAAGACGCCTGAGCAGATTCTGAAGGAAGAGCTTGGCCCGGACAAGAACGAGCGCGGCAAGGAAAACAAGATTCCGCATTCGCGAGTCGTGAAGATTGTCGACAATCAGGTGAATGCTCGGCTTGACCCGGTGAGGGTTGCGCTCGGCATCGACGCCAAAGATTTCAGCGTGGACAAGGTCGTGGCGCGCATCGCGCAGGCCAAGGACATGGAGACCGAGATTCAAAATAACCGCAACGGCGAGTTCCTGATGGACTCGAATCCGGAAAAGTTTATCCGGACGCTCGCGGCGCATCACCCTGGATATAAGCGGTTCGTGGACCTTCTCGATGGCGTTGTGAAGCCGGCGGAACGCGCAGCGGAGAAGCCTGCAGTAGACCCGACGAACGACCCGGAGCCGGAACCTGACTTTCCGCTCAAGGATGCGGCTGGCGTTGAAATTGGTCGCACCTACTCTGTTGCGGGCATGAAGAAGCGAGACGAGTGGCGAGATAGGCAGACCGAAGCTCGCATCTTCGCGAACCCGAAGCTGAAGAGTGTGCTGGACCGGGATGAGGCGCAGGCGCGTATCTCGGCGGCTGAGCCCGGGCTCAAGGCACAGATGGACGACGCTCGAACCTGGGAAGGCTTCAGCGATAGCGAGCAGGAGATTCTTCAGGTGTTGGTCGACGACTCGACGCAAGCCAAGGTGAGCGGCCGGTATAAGCACGACCTCAACTCGGCATATCGTAAGATTGTGCTGCCGAAGCTGAAGGCGGCCAAGGAAGCAGCGGAAAAGGCTACCAAAGAGGCGGAGGCTCTTGGCCGTAAGAAGGCCATCGCGGACATCAAGAAGCGTCCGGCATCGACCTCGGCGCCCGCCAGCGGCGGCAAGACCCCGGAATCCACAGGGCCGCGTGACCTGACGGACGTTATCAAGGAGCAGGTAGCGGCGCTTAAGGGCGGCCGGGCCTAACTTCTAGCGAACACAGGACTTACGCGCAATCTGGCCGGTCTGTTGGCCGGTCAGGTTGCAGGTTCCTGCACATACCTGCACACAAGCTGTCCTTTTTCCTTGACAGCCGTGCCCCCTGTAGATGACAATCCTCATAGAAGCACTTCGGTGCATCGCGCCGGCCCGGCCGTAAAACAGGGCAGATATTTCGACACCCCCCTCCGATGCTCCGGGTTAGCGAGCCGAGGACCTTAGAGTCCACCGTGTTCCTGCACGTCAAACAGGCTCGACAACGACCCCAAGGAATTTCCGTCGTAATTTCACGGCGGCAACAGGAGCATCACAATGGCACAGCCGAATCCCTCAATCTCTCAGATAATTGCCGTCAGCTATCCGGCAGTTCTGAACGAAATGCGGAAGGCCGCAAACCAGTGGGCTGAGAGCGCGTTCATGCGCGAACTCGAACGCCAGGGCGCAATCAAGCGCGAGTCGCTTGGTTCCACCATCGAGCACACTCTCGACTATCAGCGCAACCCCGGAACCCAGATTTCCGCTATCGGGCTGTCGCCCATCGCACTGACGGAGACTGAGGTCTTCACGGCGGCGAGCTACGACATCTCGGAAATCACTGCACCCCTCGTGTGGTCGAAGAAGACCGAAGTGCAGAACCCGACCGAGAATCAGAAGATTGCCTTCGTCAAGGGGCTTCTGGAGAACGGCATCAACTCGCACGACGACATCATCGAGCAGGCGCTTTTTGCTGTATCGACCAACGGATTCCTTGGCCTCGGGACGCACGTCACGGCCACCGGGCTTGGTTCGGACGGCGGCATCGACAGCACGGTGAACACGTTCTGGCGCAATCAGCAGTCCACCTATGTCGACGACACGGATATCGAAGCGGCGTTCACGACTGTGTGGAACGCGTGCGCGAAGGGCTCAGGCTCCAAGCTCATGCCGACTCTCATGGTCAGCGACGGCGAGACCCAGGCGCTCTTCGAGGGCACGCAGCAGGCACTTCAGCGCTACGTTGACTCTGAAGAGCTGAAGGCCGGATTCAAGATTCTGGGCTTCAAGACCTCGCGTTACGTGTTCTCGCAGTATGGCGACTCGAACGTCTACTTCCTGAACCCGAAGAACTTCAACGTCGTGGTCAGCAAGCAGTTCTTCCGTGACCTTGGTGAGACCGAACCGATTCCGAACGCCAATGGATTTGTCCGCAAGGTTTACTCGGCGGGCAACACGACCACCAACAACCGTAGCCGCCTTGGTGTGGCGCACGTTTAATGAAATCGGCTGAGTCGTAGCGAGGCTACGATTCGGCCATTTTTCTCCAACAGAAAAGGACACATCACATGGCGAACGAATTCACAGGACACCTTCTGGCGAGCCGGGGCCTTGTCGGCGACATCGATACGGTTCAGAAGAACAACCTTGGCGCGCGTGACCAGACGGTCGACGGCCAGGAGTATATCTACCTTGCGGGTATCGCAGCGGTTGCGGCCAACGTGGTCGTGGTCTACAATGCGGCGACCTACGTGGCGAAGATTCTCACGGCGAATGACGTGGGCATGGTCGCGGTTGCGCCCGCAGCGATTCTGGCGGCGAACTGGGGCTGGTTCCTCATCAAGGGCTTCGGGAGCGCAAGTTCCGACGCAGTAGCAGCGGCCGGCGGGCTGTTCATTGACGCGACCCCGGGTCGTGTTGACGATGACTCCGTGGCTGGCGACTTCGTCAACGGCATGGTATCGACTGGCGCGGCTGTCGCGAACGTCTGCCCCGTGCATCTCAGCTATCCCTACGTAACAAATACTGTGCCCGCCTGAGTTGGAGCATAAATAATGCTTCGCTTTGGCAACGCGCCTCTTCACGTTGAGCTAGTCACGCCGGCCGGCACTGTGCAGGCCGATGCGGCAGCGATTCCCGCTAATGCTTCGCCGGCACTGATTGTGTCGGCGGGCAACGGCACCGCCGGCATACGGTTGCCGAAAGCGGTCAAGGGAAAGGCATACGCTATCAAGAACACCGGGGGCAGCGCGCTCCTGGTGTATCCTGCGGTTGGAGACGGCATCAATGCGGTCGCCGTTAACTCCCCGCTATCGATGGCCGCACTCACGTCGTGCGACATCATCGCATCAGGTTCGGTGACGTGGTATACGGTGCCACTGCTCCCGAGCTAACAAGTCATGTTCTGCTGGTCCTGTGTAGAGCCAGCTTTTAGCAACCCTAGCAAGAAAGAAGTCACACATGTCCCTCCAAGTTTCCAAGGCCACACTCGACTGGCAGACCCTCAATAATGCGCAGACGCAGACGCTGACCCGGCGCGGCACCACGTATTACGTTGATGCGGTGAACGGCGTCAACACGCGACTCGGTAAGAGCTGGCGCAAGGCGTTCCTGACCATGGCTCGTGCATTCGAGGTCGTGGAGTCGGGCGACACCATCGTGTTCGGCGGCAAGATTCGTGAGCAGCTCGTGACGCCTGTTGGCGTGTTCGACGTCGCAGTCGTAGGCACGGGCAACCGCCCGCGTCATGCTGACCCTTCACCTGTTGGTGGGGACCGGTCGGCAGCAACGTGGACGACGCCTCTGACTCCGGTAGCGGCTACGCCTCTCGTGGCGGTTCTGCAGCAGGGCTGGAAGTTCGAGAACATTCTGTTTGCGGGTCCTACGGATGTGCATGCTCTGAATGCGAGCATCGAGCTGCGGCGCACAGCAGAGGGTGCTGCGGAGACGGACGCCTCGCACATGAGTGTTGTGGGCTGCCGATTCGCGTCAGGTTACAAGCACATCAATGACACAGGCGGATGCTACGGCGTGCTCCTACAGGGTAACCGGTTCGTCAGCGCGGCGAATTTCGCGGTGCTCGGCGTGGGCAACATCGGCGTCGGCCAGAGTGCGTGGGAGATTACCCACAACCGGTTCGACGAGAATGTCAACGGTGTGCTGATTGCCGGCTTCGCGTGCGACATCAACTACAACTCGTTCAGTGATGGAGGCACACCGAACACCACGGTCGTGCTGAACACGAACAACGGCGGCGGCGCGAACAACCGCGTGTCGTATAACAACTTCCAGACGACCACGGGCAACTTCAATACCCCGGACGTTGTTGGAACGGCGACGGACTACTGGAACCCGAACTACAGCTTCGACACGCTCGAAACTGGCGTTCCCGCGTAACACGCTCAAGCTCTAGAGCGAGGCAATCCCGTCTCGCTCTTCACTCGAAGGCCCGGTGTCCGAAATAACCCGGGTCTTCAACTCGCTCCTGCGAGAGATAGGCACAGTATCATGGCGTTCAAAATGGGCGAGAAGCCCCTCAAGAAACT